TATAACACTGAAACGAATATATTTAAAGATACTACACTTTCCCCGTACCAACAAAGAAAAGCTCTTAAAACGCTTAAAAAAGAGAATTTAATTGAAACTAAACGAATGGGTGTTCCCGCTAAGATATATTATAAAATAAACGAAGAACTAGTTGTTAAGTTTCTTAAGGACTTGTCAGTAACAAAGCGAACAACATTTAATAATAATAAAGAAATAAAACTAAATAATAATATATCTATAAGGGCTAAAGAATTTAGAGAAGAGGTTTTTATGAGTAATTTAAGCACCGATCTATGCGACGAGTTCTGCGAATATTGGACTGAAACAAATCCTAAAGGAACTAAGATGAAGTTTGAGATGCAAAAAACATTTGACATAAAAAGAAGATTATCAAGATGGGCAAAGAATGATAAGAAGTGGAATAAAACTAAAACAAGTAAAATAGACGCACAAATTAATAATTATAATAACGCTAGAAAAACATTAGGACTATGAGAATAAAGAAGCCAGAGGTACATAGATTTTTTCGTAAAGGACAATATAAAACATTAGATAAAGGAACGTTACATAAATTTTTAAAAGAAGA